GTGGTACTCCTATGCGGAGGCAATGAGGGAATGAGGGTAAAGACAATCGTTGATGAAGATTTCGTCAACTATAAAAAGCCCTCCATGTTTATCGGTACGATTTCGTGCGGCGGCAAGTGCTGCACCGAAGCCGGTTTGCCCCTTTCGGTTTGTCAAAATGATGGGTGGCGCTCCTGCGCCCCCATCGTTATCTCTGACCGTGAGTTGTGCCAGCGGTATCTGAATAATCCTGTGACGAGCGCAATCGTACTTGGCGGGCTGGAGCCAATGGAACAGTTTGATGAAGTCAAGCGGTTCTTGTTCTCTCTGCGGCGCGTCTTTGGCTGTAATGATGATGTCGTTATTTATACTGGATACAATCCGGAGGAAATACAGGCGCAGCTTGAGACACTTTCCTCCAATTATAAAAACATCATCATAAAGTTTGGGAGGTTCATACCGGACAAACCTCACCGTTTTGATGAAGTTCTTGGCGTCGAGCTTGCGTCCGATAATCAGTACGCAGAAAAAATCAGTTAGGAGGGACGGTGAATGATTGGTGATTAGTGCGCTTCACCTGCTATGGATTGTTCCTGTAGCAGCTTGCGTTGGTTATATGATATGTGCCCTGATGGTTGCGTCCAGAGACCCTAATGATATGGAGGAAGGTGGATGAACATGGTCGTTCTGTTTACGAAGTCTCAACTGCAAAATCTTATCGATTTTATTGAGTTCGAGTTTATCGACACAATCCGCAGAGATGAGGATATCGACAATATCGATTACATAGTAGACATGATGTGTGCTTTAAAATCAATGCGTGAGGCGTATAAACAAGCCTGTGAACAAGAAGCGGAAGCGTCAGCAGTTCATAGCCCATATAAAGATTGCGCCATGTTTCTGGACACGCCAGGGCAATAAACTTGGAGGGGATTTATGTTTGCCTCGCAGCTTCATGAAAAAATGGAAGTGTTTGCCTGTACGATTGAGGTGGAAGCAAATGGCGCTGTGCAAGTACAAAGAGTACAGATGCCGCGCTTAATGATTGAACGAGAATTCATGGCGCTTGTACAACACGCCGCAAATGACAGCAGACCAATCAAGGTAAAGCTCAGCCGGGAAGTCCCGGTTTACGACCAGTTTGAACAGCGATGGCTTGAGCGGGAAAACAGCATTACATTTTCCAACAACGCCTATATCTCATCCCATAAAGAAGAGGATTCATATGCCGATTAAAATCAATCCAGACAAAGCGTTCGTGCGCGAAATGCGCAAACAGTTAAAAGATAACGATGGCTATTGCCCATGCTCCTTGTTCAGAAGCCGTGATACAAAATGTATGTGCAGGGATTTCAGGGAGATGGAGAGCGGCACTTGCCATTGCGGTCTATACACAAAAACAGCACGGGAGGAAAAGAAATGAAGTCTATTACCTATGATACCAAGTTTGAGTACGATGAGGCCGGTCGAGTTATCCGCAAGATTGTGACCGAAACGCATAACGATTGCGAAGGCGAGTATGAATGTGATTGCTGTGATTGCGAAGCCGAGATGGACTGCCTTTATGATGAAGATTTCGAGATGGGTGATATGCCCGAGCATAAGGTTGCGGTTGCCGCGCTTGCTTTGGCGACGCTTCTCGGCGCCATGAAGGGCGAGTGATACATAATGGCTGCTCGTATCATTAAGGAAATTACCTATGAGTACGACCAAGAGGGCAGAGTAATTAAGAAAACCATTACGGAAACAACAGAGGAAGACCGCTCGGTTCACTGCCCGTCCTACCCTTATTATCCGCCCAGTTATGTTTTTGCCGGCACACCGGTAAATGACGACACAGCAACGATGCTTAGTTAAATTACACAGGAATCAAAGGAGAAAATATGCAGCGTATTGCAGAATTTGAAAAGGTCAGCTTCAGCCAGTTTTATGAAGCAATGAGCGAAATTATTGATACGGAGTATAAAGACGAATATATCCATGCCGCCTATGATGCGCTGGTGTTACCGAAACGGGCTACGGCTGGGTCGGCAGGTTATGATTTCAAAGCTCCGTTCAATTTCACATTGAAGCCCGGAGAGACCATCAAAGTTCCCACTGGAATCCGCGTCAGAATTGACGAGGGTTGGTGGCTTGGCTGTCTGCCCCGCAGCGGGCTCGGGTTTAAGTACCGTATGCAGTTAAACAATACGATGGGCGTAATCGACAGCGACTACTATGGCTCGGCAAACGAAGGGCATATCTTCGCAAAGATTACGAATGACAGCAACGAAGGAAAGACTGTCGAAATTAAGGCCGGAGATGGCTTTATGCAGGCCATTTTCATCCCCTATGGGATTACCTGTTCCGATGGCGCAGACGGCGTGAGAGACGGCGGAATGGGCTCCACAGACGGCAAGTAAGACATGACAACGGAGGACTGGTGTGAAAGCCAGTCCTCTTAATTTCCCCAATAAGAAGGTGGTCTTTATAGGAAACAAATATAACAAAGAGAGAATTGCCGCCGTTTATAACGGCGATGTATATACCATTACAAATCTCACCCCTGATATACATAAAGACGACAGACAGGAGCGCAAAAACGAGATTGAGAAAACCCTATATGCCGTCTTCAGTAAATACACACCAACACAAAAACCGAGGAAACAGCACGGGGGATTGTAATGGAAGATTTGATTTATGCCAGACAGTCGGTAGATAAAGAGGATAGCATATCTATCGAAAGCCAAATAGAATTATGTTTGCGTGAGGTTGGCAACTACCCTCACAGGGTCTTTCGTGACAAGGGATACAGTGGCAAGAATACGGAACGGCCAGATTTCCAAGAAATGATGGCGGCGGTTCGCAGCGGGGGAATAAGGCGCATCATAGTGTATCGGCTTGACAGAATCAGCAGGTCTGTTCTGGACTTCGCTAATGTAATCAGCGAGCTGCAGAAGTACGGTGTTGAGTTTGTATCCATAACAGAGCGGTTTGATACAGCGACCCCGATAGGTAAGGCGATGCTCATGATTGTCATGGTGTTCGCCCAGCTTGAACGAGAGACCATACAGCAGCGGGTAATCGATGCCTACCGTTCCAGAAGTAGAAAAGGTTTCTACATGGGCGGCAGGATTCCATATGGATTTGAGCTGGAGCGGATAACGATGGACGGAATTAAGACCTGTATGTATAAACCGATTCCAGAGCAGATGAAAATCGTACAGCTTATCTATCAGCTATATGCCTTACCGCAGGTATCGTTCGCCGATGTGGTTAAGTATCTGAGCAAGAACAAAATCAAAAACCAAGCCGGCAAAAACTTCAGCCGAATGCGTATAAGAGACATCATCACAAACCCTGTATATGTGAGAGCAGACGCTGCCGTGTTTGAGTTTTTCCGAGGGCAAGGCACAGAGGTTGTCAACGACATCTCGCAGTTCATAGGAACCAACGGAGCGTACTTATACACAGGCAGCAAAGCAGAAAAGAGAAAGTCCATATGTCTTAATGGGCAAGTGCTCGTTCTTGCGCCGCATGAAGGGTGTATTGACCCGGACACATGGATTCGCTGCCGCAGGAAATGCTTGAATGTTAGACAGATAGCAAAGCCGGTGAAGGCCAAGAATACATGGTTGGCCGGAAAGATTAAATGCTTGAAGTGTGGACACGCCCTTTCGTTAAAGGCATACCCGCGCAAACGAAGCGCCGATGCAAGATACTATATCTGCAACAGCAAATATGTATCAGCCTCCTGTGATGGCGTTGGTTCGATTCAGGCAGAGGAAATTGAGGATATTGTATTTGACGAGATGACGAGAAAGCTCAAGGAGTTCAACGAGCTTTCATATACGGAGAAACAAGGGGATTCGATAGAACTTACGAAGCTGAAGCTGCGGGCTGAAGACATAGAAAAAGAAATTGCTGCACTCATAGACAGAATCGTGTCTGCGAGCACAGCAACAATGGAATATATCAACAAACGGATAGATACGCTGGATGAAGAGAAGAAAGCACTCAGGGAGAAAATAGCTCAACTGTCTGCTGAAATGTACGACCGGAAAAACATCGGCGTAATCAGCGGGTACATGGACAAGTGGAATGAAATCAATATTGAGGACAAGCTCACGGTAGTCGATACGCTCATAGAGTCAATTCATGTTGACCGTGGGGATGTGCAAATAGCTTGGAAAATTTAGCATGGTAGTCTGATTGAATTGTCTTAGCTAAGCAATCAGCATACAATGTTTTTTAATCGCCTCATAGAGCATCGAGGCGAGATACATAGACGTGTTCTTTTATAAGAGCGCTGTCAAGGAACAACGATGTTATAAGAGAATACAAAAACGTAAGGCAGGTTCGGAGACAATCCGTTCCTGCCTTTTTTATTTGTCCCATTTTCTATATAAGATTCGGCGCAAAAAAAAGAGAGCTACTCCGCAAATAGCAGAATAGCCCTCAACAATAATCAGATTATGCTTTGGTGAATGTGCCGGCGTCAACCCACCCATAAACAGATGAACCGCCGCCAACAATGCGTACCAGATGGTACGGGTGCTTGCTCTTCCCAAGCTGGAAGATGCGTGTGATTTTCGCTTTACCGCCACGACACGGGCTGCCCTTTGCCGCATTTGCATTGGTATAATGCACCGTCCCTTTGAAGGTTACAGTATCTCCAACGGCGGGAGTCCAGTCAGCAGGCGAAGTGG